CTCAGGATTATCCCCGAAGGGTCTAACCAGCCTGGATTGGCGGTAACTGGCCGTGACCAGCCACGATTGGAAACGATGGTGCCGGATGGTGTCGATTCGTTTGGGGCTGAGGTGGGGGGATGGGCGCTCGAGCATTTAGGGATGCAATTAATGCCGTGGCAGCAGCGGGTTATTGATTCGCAGTTGGCGTTTGGTGTTAACGGTGATTTTTTGCATCGCATTTCTTTGGTGTCCACGGCTAGGCAAAACGGTAAAACCGTTGCGTTAACGGCGCTTGTTGGTTGGTGGCTTACCGAAATGCCTAAGCATCGAGGGATGCCGCAAACCGTGTTGACTACTGCGCACCGGTTGGATTTGGCGGTTATGTTGTACGACAAATTGGCTGACATTTTAAAACTAAAATTTGGTGCTACTTGTCGCGCTAGTTATGGGCGCAATAGTGTGACTATGCCTGATGGGTCTTTGTGGTTTGTGCGGGCCGCCAACAATTCGGTTGGCCACGGCATGAGTTGCGATTTAATCGTGGCTGATGAAATTTGGGACATAGGTACCCAGGTAATTGACACGGGTTTGTTGCCATCCCAGCGCGCTCGAAGGTCACCGTTATTGTCGTGTTGGTCAACTGCCGGCACAGAGGCAAGTACAGCGATGCAGCGTTGGCGTGAACAAGGATTGCGAGCGATTGACCGCAAAGAACCATCAAGCCTTTATTTTGCTGAATGGTCCCCGCCGCCTGACATGTCACCAATGGACCCACAAGCATGGAAATGGGCTAACCCGGCATTGGGTATTACTTTGACACAAAAAACTATTGAATCCGAAGCCGAAAACCCGGACCGTGCAGCATTTTTGCGCGCATCATGCAACCTTTGGGTTGCGTCAGATAAATCATGGATTGCCCCAGGGTTGTGGCCTGAGTTGGAGTACACAGACCCGATGCCCGAAGGTGGCACAGTTGCCATTGAAACAAGCCTTACAGATGACCGCTATTTTGCTACGCGCGCAGTTGTGTTGGATGACCGGCGCACCGTGGTAACTGTCGAATTTGTGGCCGATACATACAGCGAAATGTTAAACCATGTTGAGCGCCTAGCAAAAAACACGGCAACAAAATTTGCTATCAGCCCATCAATCGATATCCATTGGCCGTTAGCGCTCGAGCGTAGGCGGGCAGTTGTCGGCTACGGCGAAATCCTTAAATTTACGCCACGAATAAAACAAATGATTAACGAAAAATTGTTGTGGCACACAGGCGAACAAATGTTGGCTGAACATGTCCAACGAGCCGTAGCGGTACGCAGCCAAAACAGCATTGCGTTATCAAGCCAACGCTCACCCGGCCCTATCGAATTGGCTAGGTGTTTGGTTTGGTCAGCGGCGTTGGCATCGCGGCCAACATCATCAGGCAAACCAATGATTGTTGTAGCAAGTCGCTAATGTATTTGGTGGGTGGCCGTTGCAACCTTAACTTTTCCGGTACGGACAGCGGCCACCTATACACAACACGCATTTAGTTTGGTGGCATACTTAGCGCATGGGCATTTTTAACCGCACCGTCAACAAGGCCGCAATTTCACCGCGGCCAACTAAAGCAGCCGCAGCCGGCAACGCTAACTACATGGGCAACGGTGGCGCAGGCGCACAAATGATTGGTCAATATTATTCGTATGTTGAAGGTACCGCGCGAAATCGTGCAATGAGTGTGCCAACAATTAGTCGAGCGCGCGATTTGATGGCAAGCGTAATTGGTTGCATGCAATTAAAAATGTACACAGAAATTTGGAATGGCAATGAAATGGAAAAAATGCCGTTAGCACCACGCACATGGTTGCGCCGCATCGACCCAACCGTGCCAAATTCGTTTTTGCTTGCCTGGTTATTTGATGACCTATTCCATTATGGAAGAGGCTTTCTTTATGTGACCGCGCGCACCGCTGACGGATACCCAGCCGCATTTACTCGACTACCTGCAGCGATGGTACAAACATTAGACCAATCAGGCCCGGTGTGGTTTGCGCCATCAAAACAAATCATGTTTCAAGGCGCAGAATTAAACCCTGATGATGTCGTGCAGTTTTTATCACCAATCCAGGGCATTATTTACATGAGCGAAACAGCCGTGGCAACAGCGTTAAAACTTGAGGCCGCGCGCTACCGCAACTCGAGCAGCGCGATACCAGCGGGCATTTTGCGACAGACGGGCGGCGAGCCGTTAAGCGCACAAGAATTAGCGGACCTTGCAGCATCGTTTAACGCGGCACGCGAAACAAACCAAACAGCGGCGCTAAACGAATTTGTTACCTACACAGAAACATTGACATCACCTGACAAAATGCTTTTGATTGAGTCCGCAGAATTTCAAGCGATGGAAATGGCCAGGTTGTGCAACATCCCGCCATATTTGGCGGGAATCAGCGTTGGCTCATACTCGTACCAGTCATCAGCCGAATCGCGCATGGATTTGTGGACCTTTGGAGTGCGCGCTTATGCAGATTGCATCGCCGGCACATTAAGCATGAATAATGTTTTGCCTAATGGCACTTATGTTGAATTTGATGTTGAGGATTACCTAAAGGGTGAATACTCGATGGATGAAATGCGCGAAACAACAGAAACAGAAAGTGTAGAGTTACCGTCATGATTAAATTAATCCCATCCCGAATAACTGTTGACGCAGCCGTAACAGAGGGTCTGCCATCGCGCTCAATTAGCGGCGTTGCCGTTACTTACGATGAAACAGCCACAGTTTTAGACGGCACCCAAGTAAGATTTTTGCAAGGGTCCTTGCCAGTCACGGGCCGGGACCCGAAACTTTACATGCAGCACGATGCCAATCAAATTGTTGGCAAAGTAGTTGAGCGTGTAGACACCCCGCAGGGCATGATGTTTACCGCCAAAATTAGCGCCACTCGACTGGGTGACGAGGCGTTAACCCTGGCAAATGATGGCGTAATCGACGCAGTTTCCGTGGGTGTAACACCTACCAAATTTAGTTATGACGAACAAGGCGTAATGATTGTCGAGGCCGCCAACTGGTCCGAATTGTCGCTTGTAAGTGAAGGCGCATTTAGTGGCGCGGTCATTACCGAAGTTGCGGCCAGCGCACCCGAAGCACCAACGGAGGGTATCCACGAAAACGAAACAAAACCTGTTATAGAATCAAACCAAGACCTAACAAAGGAAACAGACATGAACGAAAACAAAGAAACACAAGTTGTTGAAGCAGCACAAGAAACAACCGAAAAATTGTGGGCGCAACCAAAACGCAAATTTGATTTACCAACACCCGGCGAATACATGGCCGCAATGCACATTGGTGGCGAAACTTTCCGCAATGTTGCAGCAGCAGCGCACGAATTTGCTAAATCAAAGCAAACAGCATTGCAAGCAGCGGCGGGCGATGTCACCACCGGCGATACAGCCGGTTTGCTCCCGGTTCCAGTTTTGGCACCTGTTTTTGCTGACCTTAACTACAATCGACCAGTAGTTGCAGCAATTGGCGCTCGAGCAATGCCTGATGGTGGCAACAGCAAAACATTTATTCGACCAACATGGACTACACATCCAAGCGTTGCGGCGCAATCATCTGAATTAGGCACAGCATCAGCAACTACACCTGTGATTGCTTCAAATGTTGTTACAAAAACAACGCTTGCAGGCCAGGTTACATTGTCGGTACAAGACATTGATTTTACATCGCCAGGTGCAATGGAAATTATTTTGCAAGACCTTGTCGGTCAATACATGTTTGCTAGCGACAATGTTGCAGCAGACGCAATTGCCGCCGGTGCGAGCGCGTCAGGTTCAACATGGACAGTTACAGCAAACGACCCATCAACGCTTATTGCGGCGATGTATGACGCGGCAACTGATATTTTGAATGCAACAAACTTTTTGCCTGACCATGTGTTTGTATCACCTGATGTTTGGCAAAAACTTGGCGCACAGTTAGACGCAGACAAACGACCAATTTTCCCGTACACAGCAGTATCGGGTTTAATGGGCGTAAACGGCATTGGTTCAGCAAATATTACAGTTGCAAATACCTTTAACCCGTTTGGTCTTAACTTGGTTGCTGACCGCAACTTTGCAGCAGGCACATTGTTTGTTGCTCGAGGTTCAGCCTGCGAGTTTTACGAACAAGTGCGCGGCATTATGTCAGTTGAGGTGCCAGGCACATTAGGCCGCACATTTAGTTACTACGGCTATGTAGCAACATTTATTGCTGATGCCGACATGGTCAAATACATCGTTGTTTCTTAATCGTAAGCGGACCAACCGCTTATGGCGACATTTACAACAGCCAGCAAACAGTTACTAGATAACTACGCCTGCATATCTACGCTTGAGCCAACCACAATTGCGGTTGGTGACAGCGTAGTTATTGGCGGTTTGGGCGCACCGTTTAACGGCACCTACACGGTGTTGGCATGCCCACAATTTAAATATGAAGGTGTCGATAGCACAACAGGCGCATTTTTTTATGATGAAAATGTAGCGATACCTAACCAAATTTTGTTTGCATGTACCGGCGCAGATGTTGATTATGTCGTTTCATTTGCCGGGACCGTAAGTTTTACCCCCACATGCACATGGGTTAGTGCAGCCAACTTGGTCACCTATTTGGGTGTGTCAATCACCAACCCATCGGATGATTACACGCTTATAACCCAAGCGGTATCGGCAGGCAACCAGTTTTGCAGCCGCAGACGCGCTGAGGCCGGCTACCACGATGATTTAGCAACCAGCCCCAGCGGTGATGTCACATTAGGGACACTTATGTATTGTGCGGCGCTATGGCGCAGTCGTGGCAGTCTAGAAAATGTGTTTGCATCATTTGAGGGCATGGGTAGCGCACCGCAACAATCATTAACACCAATCGTTAAACAATTGTTAGGCATCGACAGACCCGCGGTTGCATAATGCCGGCACCATATACCGATTTATTAAACAAAGGCATTGATGACATCACGGCAACCCTTACAGCCGTAACATCGTTGCGGGTTGTGAATGACGCCACAAAAATTGTGCCTAACTGCGTTTTTCTACAAGCCCCAAGTTTTACAACTACGGCAGGCAACGGCAACATCGTGCGGATGGATTTTCCAATTAAAATTATTGGTAGCGGTCCAGCGGGTTTGCCGGTGTTGCGCGAAATTCTGCAAATATCAGCCACAGTTTTGGCATCCGCAATTATCGTTACATCCGGGCAACCAGGCGTGTTAGAAATCGGCGGGCAAGAATATCCGTGCTACGATTTAACTTGCGGAATAGCAGCAAAGACGGCATAAACACATGGCAAATTACATAGTCAACAGCAACAGATTAGATGGCCTTAAACGCGGTGATGTCATCACCGAAAAAGATTTAGAGGGTGCCAACATTGAGCATTTGCTTGAATCGGGCCACATATCCACGCAACAGGTTAAAAAATCTGGTAAAACTAAAGACACAGACGAAAAGGAATAACCAACATGGCCACAACAGTTTATTTGAGCAACCCGGCGCTAACTATAAACAGCGTCAACCTGACCGACCAGGCAACCGAAGCAACTTTGACATTCGAGTATGACCAATTGGAAACAACAGCGTTTGGTGACACCGCACGCAAATTTGGTGCAGCAACTGTTACATCATTGCAAAACAACACATTTGAGGTGACGTTGTTTCAATCGTATGAAGGCAGCGAAACAGAGGCCACAATTTACGGTTTGGTGGGCATCACCACAAACATTGTGGTTTCACCAACTGCAGCAGGTCTAGTTACGCCAACTGCCACTTCACCGAAGTACACCCTGGCAGGGTGCTATCTGGCCAGCCACACCCCGATTTCGGCCAGCCTCGGGGAACTCAGTCAAATAACGCTAGTTTTTGCCGGCGGCACACTCACTAAAGTTACATCGTGATTACGCGGCATTGGCCGCTGAAAACTAACAAAGCAATAAACCAAAAATATACAAAGCCGTATCGGAGGCCCTAATGCAACTAACAATTAAATTGACATTTGCAGATAATGAACAAATAGTTACAACCAATCTAATGACCATCGTGGCGTGGGAAAGAAAATTTAAACGCAAAGCATCCCAAATCGGTGACGGTATCGGCATCGAGGATTTAGCGTTTATGGCTTACGAGGCATCACGACAAAACGGCATAGTGGTGCCGGCATTACTAGATGAATACATCAAATCATTGGTAAACCTTGAAGTCATCGAGCAAATAACCCCAAAAGCAAACGCGGCTCATACCGCTACGGATTAGCGCAAATCCTTGTCGCTACCGGGTATTGGCCGCCGCAAATCACATTTGATGTAGATGA